ATTAACCATATTGAGGGGCAAGATGTTTGTAAATGGGTACGCAGGTTGTGGAAGTATGGCAGACCGGACTTTAAATATTTAGATGATACCGGACAGTATAAGGATCTTGCGGCGTATCTGATAAAAGAAACATCAAAGACATACAAGGCAAAGGACGGAGCGAAAAAGCAAAGGTACAGTTGCAGCCGTAATCTGGTAATGCCGACACCGAAAACCGAGATCATCAAAAAGGCGAAAAAGTGGTTGCCGGATCCGAAACCGATAAAAGGCTATTACATAGACAAAGACACCATATATAACGGCGTGGATCCATTTACCGGGAGGGCGTATCAGAAATATACAATGGTGCGCATCTCTGGAAGCGGCGGTTAGATAGCAGATAACTCACAAAGGACAAGCCGACCAGTATTTACTGGACGAAATGGCAGTTTGAAAGAAGGTGGATAAGTTGGAAGTGGGTATATATGTAAAGAGCCGTTTCAGAGGGAATCCAAGAGGCGAGGGAGAAGCGGCAGCGGTAATTGAGTACATAGACGGAGCCGGAAAAAGCCACATAAGGAAACAGCAGATCCAGATCACGCATGACACGAAAAACGCTTTAAGCCTCAAAATCTGCATAGCGGCGATGCGGATTTTATTAAAACCATGCAATATCACAATTTACATAGATTGCGATTACATGGAGAACGCCTGCAGGCTTGGGTGGTTGGAGAAATGGCGGCAGGGCGGTTGGAAGAAAGCAAACGGAAAGCCGCCCGCAAACGTGGAGGACTGGAAACAATTCTTTATGCTGACACAGATCCACACCGTAACATTTGCAGAGTATGACAGCCGACACGATGAAGATTTAGAAAGGACTTTAGAAAATGAAATACATGGGAAGTAAAGCCAAGATAACAAAATTCATAGTGCCGATCATTCAACAAAAGATTGAGGAAAGCGGCAGCAGGACATATTTAGAACCGTTTGCGGGCGGGTGCAATGTGATAGACAAAGTAAACGCAAAATACCGCGTTGCATCGGACAAAAACGAGTATTTGATCGCATTATTCAAATATTTGCAAGTAGGGGGGGAGTTGCCGGAAAAGGTAACGCGGGAAGAATACAACGCGGTAAGGGAAGATTACAACGCCGCAGGCGGTAAATTCCCGCAATGGTACATAGGGGCGGTTGGTTTCCTTGCATCATACAACGGTAGATTTTTTGACGGCGGTTATGCCGGATATGGAAAAGATAAAGGCAGGGTAAGGGATTATTACCAAGAAAGCCGCAACAATATTTTACAGCAGATGCAGCAGGGCGGCGTGTTCGGCATCGACTTTAGATCCGGAGATTATAGGGAGTATGCGCCGGAAGGTTGCGTGATATATTGCGATCCGCCCTATGAGGGTACAAAGAGATACGGAAACGCGCGGCAGTTTGATTATAGCGAGTTTTGGCAGCTTATGAGGGAATGGAGCCGCAACAATATAGTTTTTGTTTCGGAGTTAAGCGCACCGGACGATTTTATAACAATTTGGGAAAAGGAGGTAGATCGCAGCATGAAAGCAAAAGAGCATTTCAGAGCGACAGAAAAATTATTTATGTGGGGGGGTAGCAGTCAATGATTAAGCGAGGCGACATTTACTATATCCGAGATACCCGACAAAGCACCGGCAGCGAGCAGAGGGCAGACCGCCCTGCGGTTATCGTATCTAACAATACAAATAACAAGCACAGCAACGTATTTGAAGTTGTCTATATGACAACGCAGCCCAAAACAGACCTGCCAACGCATTTTATCATTACATCAGCGTTAAGACCGTCAACCGTATTATGCGAGCAGATAAGCAGCGTATACGAGGAGAGGATCGGGGAATGGATTGGAACCCTGACACCGGAAGAAATGAAAGCATTGGATCAGTGTTTGAAAGTTTCCATTGGCATAAAGGCAGAACCGGCAGGGGGAACAGAGAGCCTGCAGCAGCAGTTGAAAGATGCAGAGGCGCGGCAGCAGGCAGCGGAAAAGCAAGCAGCGACATACAAAGAAATGTACGAGTTTCTTTTAAGTAAGCAGTTAGGAGCGTGAAAGCATGACATATAACGAAATGCCGGAAAGGCAGAACATGCGAAAAGGGTATTTAGATATATGCATAAATGACAGGGGTTTCACAAACAGACCGCCACAAATCAGCAAAAAAATAGTTCCGACATTACGGGCGCAAACACATGGAAATCCACCAAAAGTTATACAAATCATAGAAAGCGAGGAAAACAATGCAGAATATAGCCATAACAAAACCGATTAGGCTAATAGAATTGTTTGCGGGAATTGGATCGCAGGCAATGGCGTTAAGGAATTTGGGCGTAAAATATGAAAACTACATAACTTGCGAATGGTGGGTACAGCCGAATGCAAGTTACAAAGCAATTCATAAGGCAGACGATAGCACAGATTACAGCAATGGAATGACAAAAGAACAGTTGCAGCAGTGGTTGTTTGGTAAAGGCATTTCAAGCGATGGGAAAAAGCCTATGACACTACAGCAGATTCAGCGGAAACCGGAAAAATGGATAAGGGATACATACAACAACATTAAGGCGACGCATAATTTGGTAAACATACAGCAGGCAACCGGAAAAGAATTAGATATCGTTGATACGGAAAAATACGAATACATTTTGACTTACTCTTTTCCATGCCAAGATTTGAGCATTGCGGGAAAGATGGAAGGCATGGACGAGGGCAGCAATACACAATCAAGTATGTTATGGGAGGTAAAAAGACTATTGGAAGAGTGCGGAGAATTGCCACAAATATTGTTGATGGAGAATGTACCGCAGGTAATGCGAAAGAAAAACATAGCAAATTTTGAGAAATGGAGGCAGTTCTTAGAAAGCAGGGGTTACAAAAATTATGCACAGCTCCTAAACGCCAAAGATTACGGCGTAGCGCAAAATGGAAACCGGGCTTTTATGGTTTCGGTATTGGGAGATTATAATTATACGTTTCCAGATCCCATACCGCTAAAAAAATGCATGGAAGATTATTTGGAGGACGAAGTGGCGGAAAGTTATTATGTGAACACGGAAAAAGCAGCAAGCCTAATAGCTGATATGATTGAAAGCGAAATGGCACAGACCGAAGCGACAAAGGCTTAGCAAGATGTTCGGACACAACAAGTAACAAATAAAAGAGGATGAAAATGACAGCAGGAATCAAGCAGATAGGCAATGTAATGGCTGATATGTCAGCGTGGAACAACCCGAGCGTGGGCAGGGTGTACGACAAAAGGGGAATATGCCCAACAATAACCACTTGCGGGGGGGCGGTAAGCAGCCACATATTGTAGTAGAGGAAAAAGAGAATGACGGACAAAATAATAAAATTGGGAAATATCAAAGCAGGAACACCTAAAATGCCAGATTGCAGCAGCAGAGTTTACAGCCCCGGGGGATTTGTCCAACAATCCTAGCTAAGGATTACAAAGAGCCAAAACTAATACTGGAGGTAACACATGATCGAGGCGGTAATGATAAGACAGGCAACAAAAGCGGGAATTATTAAATGGCGAGTGGGGGGGGTGGCGGATCTTTCTTTCCCGGCATCAAAGACGCGCCGGGGCAGGGTACAAGAAAATGGCAATGTATGCCCCACGCTTATGGCAAACAAACAAGATTTATTCAAATTGGAGGCGGATAAAATGAAAAAATTCAGAATCAGAAAACTCACGCCGCGCGAATATTGGCGGCTAATGGGTTTTAGTGACAAAGATTTTGAGGCGGCGGCAGAGGTAAACAGCAATACGCAGCTATATGCACAGGCGGGCAATTCGATAGTGGTAGGCGTGTTAGAGGCAATTTTTAAAAACATGCTGCCAGAAGAAAGTAGGGCAGCGGATTATGAGTAAAACAAAAAGCATTGTAACAGAGCATGAAAGAATGTGTTTCTTTTGTGGCAGACCGGCAGAGTGCGAACACCATTTGTTGTTTGGAAACGGTACAAGGAAGCTAGCAGAGCAGGACGGCTTGAAAGTACCCGCCTGCAATAACTGTCATAACATGGGAAATCTAGCGGAGCGCATACATGATAACCCTATGGCTGAAAAGTTGTCAAAGATTTTAGGGCAGGCAGTATATGAGGCGAAGATCGGCAGCAGGGAGGAATTCCGGGCGCGCTATGGCAGGTCTTATTTATAGGAGGCAGATATGGCACTAACGGAATTAGCGGAAGCAATCAGGGAACAGATTATAAAACAGCGGGAAAAGGAAAAAGAGTTACTGGAAAGCATTGCGGCATTATCAGACTATGAAACGGCGGTGGCAGCAGCCGACATTTACGCAGCAGAAAAACACGCATATTCATTTGACGGATATTTACATCAATTATCAAAACTACAAAAAGTCTTAGCCGGGGGAGTACCGGCGGATGCGGCGCTAGAGGCAATAGACACCTGCCTAGATGAAGATTCAATTATATCAGCGTACCGTTTTTCACAGGCGGGAAGCGAATAAACAAATTATTTTAAGGAGGAACAGCAAATGCAGACAATTTCAATCATCAGCTTAAAAGGCGGCGTGGCAAAGACAACAACAGCGGTAAATATGGCGTACACATTGGCAGCAGTACATAAAAAGAGAGTGCTTGTCATTGACAACGATAAGCAGGGAAACGCTTCCAAAGCGTTCAAGCGGTACGATCCAGACGATGGGAACACTGTAGCGCGCATTATGCTGGAAAGAAATTTAGACGTTTCCGAGATTATTAAAAAAACTGACTACGAGGGCATCGACATTATTACCGCAAACATGGACTTGTTAGAGGCGAACCTACGAACCGTAGTAGATACTGGCAGGCAGCAGCAGACGAGATTTAAAAAGGCACTCGCAGCAGTGGAAGATTACGATTATTGCATCATTGACAATGCGCCAGACATCAATATGAGCATTATAAACGCACTTGTAATGTCAGATGATGTAATCGTGCCGGTATTCATGGATCAATACTCATTTGATGGTCTGGAAATCCTTTTAGACCAGATAGCGCAGGTACAGGAAGATTTCAACGAAAAACTTTTCTTTTCCGGCTGTCTCATCACGCAGTACCAAAATAACGATGTGAACAACCAAGGCATAGAAGAGTTGTCAAGGCGCAAGATACCGTTATTTGAACAGTGGATACGCAGGACGGAAAAGAAAGTAAGCGAAAGCACGTTCGCAAAAATGCCGCTTGTGGAATATTCGGTAAGATGTGGGGCGGCGCAGGATTATAAAAAATTTGTCTTAGAGTATCTGGGAGGCGCGGATCATGCAGGCAATGAAGTTTAAGGCAAAATACCCATATAAGATAGGCGAACGGGTGCAATTTGAAAAAACGGGTAACGCATATTACAAAGGCGAAACTAAGGTTATGGAAATTACGGATATTATCACACAGGTTAGCGAAAAGACTAGACATACAAAGATTATTTTAGAATTGGACGGCTGGTATAAATTAGACACTGATTCACACGTTGTAGACATGCCGCGCGCCTAGTAAATACTGGACGAGTACCCAAGTAGGGTACAACAGGGAAGGAGGCACACATGGCTTTTGATATGAGGAATTTTCTGAATGCAGAAAGCAAAAAAGAGATAAAGAGTGATTGGAAACCAGTCAGGGTAAGCGTAAACAAGTTAAGACCGGCATCAGATAAAGCGAATTTTTACCATTTGGATGACAAGGAAATAAAAGACCTTGCGGAAAGCATAGAGTTGATCGGTTTGCAGCAGTACCCCGTAATTAGACCGGTAGAGAGTACGGACGAATACGAGGTTATAGCAGGACACAAACGGCGGCTTGCGATCCTCCGGTTACTGGACGAAGGCAAAACTGAATATGAAATGATTCCATGCAGGGTGGAAACGCCGGATGATATAAGAAACGAATTGATTTTGATCTTCACAAATTCAACGCAGCGGGAAAGAACGGATTATGAAAAAATGCGGGAAATTAAGCGGGTGCGGGAACTTTTAACCGAGTATCAGAAAACGCATGAATTGACCGGACGGAAACAGAACATTATTGCCGGGATTTTGGGAACCAATAAAACAAAGGTAGGCACGTTGGACAATATAAGCAACAATTTGATTGAACCATTTAAGAAAGAATTTGCAGTGGGGAAAATCAGCACAAGCGCAGCGAATGAGATCGCCGGTTTGGAGCCGGACGCGCAGCAGGCACTATACGAAACATACAAGGCAACCGGATCATTGATTGCAAAGGACGCGAAAGCCCTTAAAGAAGTATTTCCCGATGATTTATCGGAAGAACTGAAGGCAGAGGTAAGGCAGTACGCGGCAGAAACCGGCATCAGCTTACAAGATGCAGCAGGCGTTATAACAGAACGCCACAAGAGAGCGCAGGAACCGCCGCAGGAGCCGCCGAAAGAGGCAGAGGCGATAGAAAACACGCCGGAGCCGGAAAAAGGGCAGGAAACGGCGCAGGACGCGCCGGAAAGCGGCTTTATGAATGAGCCGAAAACCAAAGTAACCTATAATGCGCCCGCGCCGGACAATACAGACCGCAAAAGCCTTATCATTAACGGCAAGATCAATATGCACAAGGAATATAACGGCATGGCGGTTAATTATTTCATGGGCGCGGTTATCGGTTCGGATCTTTTCGATGCGGAGTTTTGGAAGGGGTGGAAAAAGTGCGCTACTGATAATTACGAGAACCCCAAAGCGTTATACATAGAAGATTACGCCGGAACCGCAACCACGTACACCATACAGACCGACACAACCGAGAAATGCAAGGCAGTTTTAACTGATACCGGCTTAGAGATTTTGAGAGAGGCAGCAGGGCAAACGGCGGTTATCAGCTATGAAGAACTGGCAGAACTGATCGACATTATGATCTATACGAAAGTAATTGAGATTAAAACCATTGAAAGCGATATGAAATATTGGGCGCACTGGACGGCTAAAGAATTGGTTTCAATCAGTAATTACTTGACGGAAACCGAAATTTATGTGTTGCAGGATCTTATGATGCGCTGCAAGGAAAGGGCGGGGAAATAATGGGTAGACCGATTATTTTTTGTAGCATGGATAACGCGCCTAAATTTTGTGACAACCGGTGCAATAATACAAGTTGCAAAAAGCACATTAGCAAACTGGCAGGCTATTACGGCGGGGCGGTAATAAGCAAATTAAGAGATACACCGGATTGCGAGGGCTATATATCCAAATGGAAACAGTCACACGCCGAAATAGAACAGATAAAAAAGGAAATGAGGGAGGCGGGCATCGAATGACGGAAAAAGAAAAAGACATTATAAAAGGACTGGATCATTCACTTTATACGGTTGAATTTTTAGAGGACTGGATAAATAGAAATGATAATGTTTTTGTAAATGCGCCCGCCGCGTTGCAGGCTATGGGTGCCAAAGGATATTATGAGGCAGTTAAAAGAATGGCGGCAAGCGAGCCGCCGCGAATGACAGGGCGCGAGGCGGTGGCAAGGTTATTCAGATAAGCGACAGAGGCAGCAGGCATAAAACCCTGCTGCCCGATAAGGAGGCACACAATGAAAAATAAATTAGCTTATATATGCAGCCCATACAGAGGCAACGCATATCAGAGGATCCGCAATATTGCATACGCGCGGCACATAACCCGCGTAGCGTTGGAATTGGGCTATACGCCGATTGCCACACACTTATATTTACCGCAGATATTAAACGATGATATACCGGCGCAGCGGCGGTGCGGATTAAAAGCCGGTAAAGATATTTTGAACACCTGCGGCACAATTATTATAGGCGCAAGATACGGCATCAGCGAGGGCATGGCGGCAGAGATAGAGGCGGCAGCGGGTAAAGATACCATTATCATAATTTAGGAGGCAGTATGGGGGAATGGCGAAAAACTATAGTAATTCCATATTTTTACGAAGAACATATTCAGAATGAGAAAAGAAACATAAAAAAACAGCTAATTCAAGAGATAGCCGGAGAAATGGAAGAAAATAAAAAATATGCCATTGAAATAAAAACAGCTATCAAGGACGAATGTTGCGTAGGGGGTTATAAAATCACAGCAAGTATAGAATTAACAGAGATACCGCAAATAGAAGTTGAATTTATACCGCAGCGGGAAACATTACAACCGGCACCAAAGGAAAAAAAGAGCATATTGCAAAGAGTAAAAGAGTTTTTCAGAAGGGAGGGCAGCTTATGATCCATGCACTGAAAACAGAACCGACATATTTTGAGGAATCGGCAGCAGGAATAAAGAGTTTCGAGGTAAGAAAGAATGACCGTCCATATAATGTGGGCGATTATGCTGCATTAAATGAATGGAGCGGTGGGAACTACACTGGAAGATGCACATTGCACAAAATTGTTTATATTCTGTCCAATCCAGAATATTGCAAAGAAGGTTATGTGGTTTTGGGATTGGAACCATGCGCAATCAGAACGGAGGGAGAAACACATATTCCTATTCCATGCGAAAAAGGAGTGCAGGTATATGAAAGAAATTGAGATATTAAAAAGGGCGGCAAGGGAAATATATTTATTTTTATGGCAATTGAAAATAAAAATAAAGATAATGCCACAGACAAAATTTGTAAAAATGTTAGATAAATTAACCGCAGAACAAAAAATATATGCAATCTACTTTAGATTATTTTAGGAGACAGGGAATAAAGAACAGAAAAAGGCATTTATAGATAGCAAAAGGCGAGCACATATGTGGCGTTATGGCAGCAGTACAACAGAGAAACATACGAGTTAAGGAGGCAATCATGGCAAAAGGATTAAAGCTGAACAGAGAACAGTATAAAAGTGTGAAACGTATGGATCATAAGCAAATGGAAGATTTTATTTGCAACACGTATAACGAGGGGCACGAGGACGGCAGAAAGGCAGCAGAACCGAGGATAAAGCCCTCCGACATTGCAACGGTCTTAATCGATATAAAGGGCGTAGGAACCAAGAAAGCAGCCGAGATTATGGCAGCAGTTAATAAATTGTATGAGGGGGAGGCAAATTAAAAAATGACAGAACCACAGCAAATGCGCTATGAAGAACTAATGCAGCAGCTACAACAAGAAGAAAGCTATTGTGAAAATTGCGGCATGTGGAAAGAATATGGGCTTGCAGGTTGTGAAGGATGCGGAACATACGGAAACAAAAGGACGCTTGAAGAGATGATGGCAGAAATGATTTTATAGCAGAAAGGAAGTGAAATAATGTTATATGAGCAGGTAGAGAAAAAAGAAGAAGAGGCTTACGGGGGGGTTACAACAGCAACCGGTACTTGTAAGTTTTGCGGGCAGGTGGCAACGCGTAAAGCATTAGAAGAATGGGGCAGGGAGGAAATAGACGAAATGGTGACCGAGACCTGCGAATGCGTGGACGCACGGATCTATGCACATAAGAAAGGACAGAAAGAAAGGGCAAATGCCCGCATAGATCTATTATTCAAAGACAATAAAAGCGTTACGGTTCCAGATGCAGCAGTTGATCTACTGCATAAAGCTGTTTATCCAGTCTGTGAAGGCTTCATACAGAGCATTACTGTAGACATTGGGAACGGCGTTAAAGGCAAGATCAATATTACACCAAAGGGAATTGTGAAGGTAGCGCGCACAAAAACAGATACAAGCACATACGAGGCATAGGAGGTAATATGTCAACAATAGACACTAAAAAAATAAGAAATGCAACAGTATATATGGACGGAAAACCAATAATAGAAATACAAGAAAATGACCAAGAAACGTTAAAGAAAATGAAAGTCAAAAGAAGAAATAAAGTCACTCCTGAGGAACTGAGAAATTTAGAAGCGGAGAGAGATAGGACTATTGAAAGATTGATCGGGGACAGTGAAAAGGCATACAAAATAACATAGATATGGAATTAGGCAGGTGGAAGTGTTGAAGAGGTTTGCGGAGAAATGAAATCAGGAGATGGAAATGAAGAGATTGACAGAAAAATTAGAAGGACATGAAAGCTATTATTACCCACATTGTTTTGAAAACGGTTGCAGCGAAACAAGCGGACTTTGCATTTGTGAAGACTGTAGTTTTCCGAACAAAGTTTGCCAGAAGTTGGGAGAATATGAGGATTTAGAGGAACAAAGAAAACTGCTGAAACTGCCTTGTGCGGTGGGGGATACGGTTTGGCATAACGATTTCGTTAAGCCATGCAGTTATGAGGTGACAGGATTTTCCTTTGGAAGTATGAACGAATACTGCGTGGAAGAAGAAATGTTACTAGACCAAGTGCTTGTACACTATACAAATTCGAGTGGAAGCATTACTGGAAATTTTGCAGCTAGTGAAATCGGAAAAAACGTTTTCTTCACCAAAGAAGCAGCCGAAGCCGAATTGAAAGAAATGAGCGAATGACGGGGAAAGGATAGGGAAATGAGATATAAATGCATAAAAGAAATGTGGTTGCCAAAGTATGATGGTGATAGATTTGAAATTCCGAATGAATATGGATTTGTGACGGTTGGAAGCATTTGGGAAAGAGATGATAAGGGAAATCTTATCGGCGGCGATGTACATTTAAATTCATTAAATGACGATTCCGACCTTGGATGGATAGAAATGCCGTTTGAAGAATTGAAAGAGAATTTTCTGCTGATAAATGAATGAAAGTGTCCAATAATCCGCCTGAAAAGTTAAGCCCCGGCGGGGAACTGCCGGGGACATGCAAAGCATGGCGGGCTTTACATGCAAGTCATATATTAACATATGTGAATTAGCTTGTAAAGAGCAGATTGAAAAAAGATATTTCAGAATTAGAGAAAGAAGGGGAAAAAGAATGCGGATGGAAAAGCGAAAAGAAATCAGCATGACAAAAAAAGAAGCAGTAGCGGAACTGGAAAAAGCGCGTGTACTCATCCTAACTAACGTAGAGAGATTCAACGAAGCGGTACGGATGGCGCATGACGCGTTAAAGCAGCAGGCAGAAGAAGAGGATAGAGAGGCGGAACGAATTGAAAGCGATACTAACATACACAACCATGATAGACGGTAAGCCGGTAGAGCAAACAAGGCTTTTTAACACCACAAAAGCAAAAAAGATTTCCGATGTAAAAAATTCATTCAACAAGAAGGTGCAGGAAATATACATAACAGATAAAGGCATAATTTTCCTGCATAATATCAACAAAGGCACTTTGGAGATTGCAGACCAAAAACAGATTAAGAAGTGGATAGGTGAGAATGAGCCGGAAAAATATATTAAATTTTTCGGAGAAGTGGAGGAAGGCTAACATGGCAGTATCAAAAGAGGTAAAAGAAACGATTGCGATAACCATTGACGAGGTATTCAAGAAAATGAATAGCATATCATGGTTGGAGCGGCAAAAGGCAATGAAGGACGAGGCATTTAAAAATACCGAAAAGATCCTTTACTGCTTTAGTACATTGAAAGAACATGTTGCGGACGAAGAGGCGTATTTAGGCATGATTGGCAAAAAGAAAAGCGGCAGCGTGATCAGATACTCCAAAAACAAGGCAGAAAAGCCGGACGAAGATCAATTATTAGAAGATCGCCTTGCATCATATCAGCGTAGCAAGAACGATGTGGAGCGTATAGAAAAGGCATTGAAAAAGATTGAGGGCAAAAAGGGTTATGAGGTTATCCAAATGCGCTATTTGCAGCGCAAGGAGGGAAACGAGAACGGAAAGCAGACCGAAGAGGTCTACACATTCGAGGAAATAGCGGACATTCTGAGCGGGCAGCAGGGCTATAATGATAACCTGAATGAAAAGACTGTGAGGAACTACAAAAACGCACTGGTGCGCGAAATGGCGATTTTTTTGTTTGGTTCCGATGCAGTATAAACCACATGCAAAGCAGGAGGAGAAAAATGTTCAAAAAAAGAAAAATGATCAGAGGGCGAGTTTTTGAAAGAAAAGAGCTGTTGGAATCAATAGAAAAATTAAAGATGGTGCGGAGCACATTCGATAGATATTCAACGGATGAAAAGGCGTCAGAACGGGATAAAGAAAGATTCAGAGACGAAAGTAAAAAAATGACAACAGCAATAAACGCCATGGAAACGATACTTTACGATTTATAGGACTTGACAACACGCCCGATATGCCACCCTTCACAAGTCTGTTTAACCATGTTATAATTTTTACAATTTCAAAACTGTGCAGACGAAAGCGCGGCAGATTCCGTTTGGGATCATGTCGCGCTATTTCTGTATATGAAAGGCGGACACATATGGCACTGATGAAGTATTGCAATAGATCCGGCTGTAACCGGTTAGTGCCGCAGGGCGTTAAGTATTGCGCAGCGCACACGATAGGAAAGACAGCAGAGAACCGGCAGAGGCACAAGGAATATGATGCACATCGCAGGAACAAAAAGGCAAAAGAATTTTACAATAGCGCAGAGTGGAAAGCTGCAAGGGCTAGAGCGATGGCCAGAGATACCGGCATAGATATTTATTTATATATCAGAGAGGGCAGGATCGTACCAGCTGACACAGTGCATCATATTGTTGAGCTGATGGAGGACTACTCCAAGCGTTGCGATATAGATAACCTTATCAGCATATCAGAGGCAACGCACAGCATGATAAGCAAGGCATACAAGGACAGCACAAAGAAGGCAGCGATGCAGCAGACACTAAGGGAGTGCATACAAGAGTATAAACGGAGGATTGCGGGGTAGGGGGTGCAAAAAAAGTTTTGAGGCGTTCCTGCTAAGACCGCAGCCCCCCCTAATTTACGCAAAAACTCCCTAAATGAACTTTTTTCAGAAAGGGGGATTGAGGCATGGCAAGAGCGAGGGAACCGATTGACTTAATAGCCGCAAAAGGGCGGAAACACTTGACGGCTGAGGAATATAACGAGAGAAAGCAGACAGAGGTTACAGCACCGGCGGACAACGTAAAACCTCCTGCTTTTTTATCAAAAAAAGAGCGTGAGAAATTCGGGGAACTGGCAAAACAGTTGACCGAATTAAAAATCATGTCAAACTTGGACTGCGATGTACTGGCAAGATACATAAAGGCAGAAACGGAGTACATCAAAGTCACAAAGCAGGTTCAGAAAATAAAGTTTTTGCCGGACAAGAACAGCATGGTTCCAGAAGAGGCGCAGCTTGAAGAACAATATGCGAGGTACAATTACCTGTCCAAAATCCAAAACAGGCTCATGAAAGCCTGCAACGAGAACGCAAGGGAATTAGGTCTGACGATCTCAAGCAGGTGCAGATTGGTGATACCGAAGAAAAAAGACGAAAAGCCCGAAAACAAATTCATGAAGCACGCATAAGCAGATGGGCAGGGCTTTAAAGACAACGGATCGCGTATCACAATTTGCGGAAAGGAACCTAAAAAATAAAAAAGAGTTTGGAGAAGATGCGCGGCTTGCGTTCAAGAGGCATTTAAACGACCTGAAAAGATCCCAAAAAGATGATCCGGCATTTCCGTATGTTTTCGTACCGGAAAAGGCAGAGGACATAATAGAGCTTGCGAACAAATTAACAATCGCAGAGGGCGAGGGGGATCAAGAATTTACCTGTGCCGGTTTTCAAGAGTTTATTTTAGGTTCGCTTTTTGGTTGGGTGCATAAGGAAACCGGAAAACGCCGGTTTACTGATAGCTATGTGCAGGTGGCGCGGCAGCAGGGCAAAAGCGTTTTAAATGCTATTTTGGGTATCAAGTGCAGTAATTTTGACAATTACAATTACGGTCAAATTTACTGTACGGCAACAAAATCGGAACAGGCGCGGATTGTCCTAAATGAGATTTCAAAATTCATAAATGCCGATGCAGACCTGCAGGAATTGTTTGACATAAAGGATTACAAAAGCGAGATAACCGGAAAAATCACAAATACGGTCATTCGGGCGTTGGGGCGTGATACGAAGTCAATAGACGGTTTCAGACCGTATTTAGGCATCGTGGACGAATACCACGCACACAAGGATAACCAGATGTATAAGCTGCTAAAGGGCGGCACAAGGAAGCTAAAACAATCGCTTATTTCGGTTATCACAACCGCGGGTTTCAATCTAAATGCGCCATGTTATGAGTTATACAAGTATTGCCGCCGGGTGCTCCGGGGAATCGACACAAACGAGAGGCAATTTGTTTATATCGCCCAAATGGATGAAAAAGACAACATTTGGGATTCGAAAAACTGGATTAAATGCTGCCCGCTGACCGGACACGATTTGGAACTGGTTTCGCAGATGCAGGAAGATGCAAAGAAAGCGAAATCAATGGGCGGCGAGGAACTGCGCGATTTCATGACCAAATCGCTGAATATCTGGGTAACGAATGCGGAAACCGCCTTTATTGACCTGAAAGAATGGGAGAAGTGCGCCTGCAAGAAAACGCTTGAAGATTTCAGAGGGAAAAAGGCTATCTGCGGTCTGGACTTGTCAAGCGGCGGCGATCTTACATCGCTTGTTTTGGAATTTCCCTATGAGGACGAAAAGACCGGCGACAAGAAATATTATATTTATTCCCATTCATTCATACCAAAGCGGCGTATGCAGGAACACATGGACAGGGAGGACAACGCGCCGTATGTGATTTGGCAGCAGGAAGGGCTACTCACAGTAACAACGGCAGCGGCGGGCATAAAGACGGACTATAAAACGATTTTAGCGCACCTGCGTACATTGGTTGACACATACGAGATAGATTTAACGGCGATTGCATACGATCCGCATAATGCGAGTGCGTTTTTACTGGATCTCGAAGATTTCGGTTGTGATCTGGTGGAGATAAAGCAGAGCGCAAGGAGCCTAAACGATGCAACCGTAGATTTCCAATTAGAGGTAAAGGCGCACAATATAGAGTATGACGAGCGCAACAAGCTATTAACTAGATCAATGAATGACGCTATTTTATCAGAGCCAAACAGTTTTGGCGAAATAAAAATAGATAAGATGTTACAGAAAAACAGAATAGATCCATGCGATGCGGCGATATGCGCCCACAAGGTAGGAATGGGGATAGAAGTTGAAGAAATAACAACCGATCAGAGCGTGGAGGCATATCTGAAAATGTTTGAGGAGGAGGCAGGTGAAAGTGGCGAATGAGGATATTTGACAAAATCAGAGAGTTTTTTAATAAAACGATAAGACCAGCAGCAGGCACAGATGATGAACGCCTGCTAGAGTGGTTGGGAATATCGGGAACGCCGAAAAAGGTTTTAGGGGAAGTGACCTATTTTACCTGCCTTAAAATGCTATCCGAAACATTGGGGAAAATGCCAATAAAATTTTATCAGCAGACAGAGCGGGGGATTGAGGAGGCGGGGGCAAACGCGGCATACCGGTTATTAAAAACGCGCCCTAACCCGCAAATGACACCGACAACATTTTGGGGAACGGTTGAAAACAACCGGAACCATTACGGAAATGCTTATGTATGGATCCAAAGGGAATTTAAAAGAAAGAAGTACGGCGGCGACATAGAAATAAAGAACCTATGGATCATGCCGTCAAGCGATACAACGGTAATAGTCGATGATAAGGGCGTATTTGGTGCCGCAGGCGATATTTACTATTGGTATACGGATAAATACAGCGGCGAAAGCCATATATTCCCATCAAGTGACGTAATGCATTTTAAAACTTCAATGTCATTTGACGGACTGACCGGCGCACCGGTGCGGGATATTCTGAAAGCGACAATAGAGGGCGGTTTAGAAAGCCAAAAATTTATGAACAACCTTTACAAAGGCGGCTTGACCGCACGGGCAGCTTTACAGTATACCGGCGATTTATCCCCGAAACTGGAAAAAAAGCTGATTGAAAGGCTGGAGGAATACGCCAATGGCGCAAACAATGCCGGTAAATTTATACCGATCCCGATCGGCATGAAGTTAGAGCCGCTTAATATCAAGCTGACAGATAGCCAATTTTTCGAGTTGAAAAAGTACAGCGCATTGCAGATTGCAGGCGCGTTCGGAATCAAGCCGAACCAAATAAACGATTACGAGAAAAGCAGCTATGCCAACAGCGAAATGCAGAACATTTCTTTTTATATTGACACAGAATTATACATTCTAAAGCAGTATGAGGAGGAAATAAATTATAAGCTATTGGAGCCGGACGAAACGGCAGCAGGAAAGCATTTCAAATTTAATGAGAATGTAATTTTGCGCACCGATGCGAAGAGCCAAGCGGAAATTTTAACCGGATATGTGCAGAATGGCATATATACGCCAAATGAGGCAAGATCGCTAATGAATAAGCCGAGGAAAGAAGGCGGCGATGAACTGATATGCAACGGGAATTATATCAAGGTTGCGGACATTGGAAAAGACCAAAAGGAAGGAGGCGAAGGCGAAGGTGGCGAAAATTTTAAAATTACAAAAGAAAGACAAAAACAACCGATATAGGGAAGTTGGCAGCATCGAGATTCGGAACGAAACGGAAACGGCGGCGGATCTTTGCTTTTTCGGAGATATTAACAGCGAAAGTTTGGGGGAATGGCAAAAGTATTACCCAGAAGACAAAGCCCCGAAAGATGTGCAGGACTTTTTGGATCAGCTTGACGGCGTTTCAAAAATCAATGTGCATATCAACAGCGGCGGCGGCTCAGTATTCGGCGGAATTGCTATTTACAATATTTTAAAGAGGCATAACGCAGAAATAACCGTATATGTGGAAGGGTTAGCGGCGAGCATCGCAAGCGTTATAGCAATGGCGGGCGATCGAATCATCATACCAGCAAACGCACAGATGATGATCCACAAGCCAAGTTCGATCACATGGGGCAATGCAGACGATATGCGCAAGGAGGCAGATATTTTAGACGGATGCCAGAAGGTTATATTAAACACCTATATGCAGCACACCAAAGAGGGCATAACGCCGGAGCAGATAAACGCGTTAATTGATGCGGAAACTTGGAAAAACGGCGAGGAATGGCAGGAATTTTTTGATATCGAGGTAGCGGAAAAAAGCAATGCAGCAGCCTGCGAAAGCGATTATTTTGACCGGTACAATAACCTGCCGGGAAAGCTGAAAGCGGAACATGAGCCGCAGGCGGTTGACATTGGCGGCATAGCTGATGCGGTGACGGAACGGCTAGAAAAAGCGTTAGAGGAATTTGCGAATAAAAACAGTGCGCAGGCAGCAGATGAGGAAAAGCAGATAGAGGAAATATTAGAGGATTTAGATTTGATCTAAGTCCTTTTTTCATGCAAAAATTAAGGAGGGTTAACCATGAATGAGGAATTAAAGAAAATGTTAGATGGCATCAAGGCAAAGAAACAGGAAGTGAGGGATCTTTGCAAGGCGGGGAAAATCGAAGATGCGAGAAAGGCAAAGGAAGAATTGATAGACCTGCAGGCGCAGTTTGACTTACTCTATGATTTGGAGCAGGAGAAACTGGACGATATACAGCAGCAGGCAGCAGCCGGAACCGCAAAAAAAGTCGTGGATCAGACCAAAAAAGTCATGGGCGCATTTGTGAACGCAATCAAGGCGGCGGTAGGAAAGGGCGATTTGTCGGACGATGATAAAGAAATCCTTAACTCCATGAAAGAGGGAACGGACGAGGACGGCGGCTTGACGGTGCCGAAAGACATCCGCACAGCTGTCAAGAAGCTGAGGCGGTCGGAGGACGCACTGGAAACGCTTGTAAACGTGGAGCGCGTAAGCACGTTAAGCGGCAGCAGGGTCATTGAACGCTACGCCGACCAGACGCCATTTGACAACGTGGACGAGGCGGCAGAGTTCCCGGAGGTTTCCACGCCGCAATTTGAAGACATTAAATACAAGATAAAGAAAAAGGGTGGCATTTTAAAGGTCACACAGGAGCTTTTAAGTGACACCGCTGAAAATATCATCGGTTACCTGAAACAGTGGATCGCTAAGAAAGCAAAAGCGACAAGGAACTTTATGATTGTTGCCAAGATCCGGGAAATCACCAAAGATGCCGAGGTTCCGGTTGAGGGGCTAGATGATTTGAAAAGAATATTCAACATCCTGCTTGATCCCGCCATTGAACTATCCGCAGGCGTGGTTACTAATCAGGACGGCTATAACTGGCTTGACACCTTAAAGGATAAGGACGGCAAATACATCATGCAGCCGGATCCGACAAAGCCAATGAGCACGTTGTTATTCGGCAAATATCCGGTAAAAAAGGTAAGCAATAAGACAATGCCGAGCGTAGCGGCAGAGGGTGGCTATAAGGTGCCGATTGTTTGCGGCGACCTGAAAGAGGCAATCACGATATTCGACCGCGAAACGCTTGCGATTGGCATCTCAAACATCGCAGGCAAGTTGTGGGAAACGGATCAGACCGGCATTAAGGTGCGCGAGCGTCTGGATATTCAGAGCGTGGACGAGGAGGCAATCGTTATGGCGGAGCATTTGATCGAGGAATCGGACGGTGCAGCAATGGCGAACATCAAGCCGGACGAACCAAAGACATACACGCAGGCAGAAATTGAAAAACTGTCACGCGAAAAGATTATTGCATTAGGAACCCAATTAGGGTACGCAATGACGACAACGGCGGCGGATGAAAAAGCGGCGGTTGTGGCTGATTTCATGGCGCAGCAGGCAGCAGCGCAGGGCGAGTAAGCAGCAATACAAGGCAAGCAGCAAGGATAACGGCGGCGGGCATTGCTCCGCCGCCCATAAAGGCAGGTATGCGTCATGATAATTTCATTGAAAGAAGTAAAAGAGTATGTGCGGATCGATATTGACGAGGACGATCAGTTGTTGGAAACACTGATAGCAGCAGCAGAGGAATATTTAAAAAATGCAACTGGCAAAGAGTACCCTGAAACGGACGAGGACGGCAACAAGATTAAATATGAACTTGAAAAAATCTATCTGCAATTGCTTATCGCTTATTGGTACGAAAAGAGGACGCCCGCCGGAGGCGTCGGGGAAGATTTTAGCTTTATGACAAAATCGCTAATGCTGCAATTACAAAATAAGTAGGTGGGCTATGGACATCGGACGAACCAACAAACGGATTACATTCTGCAGGTATGAGGAAAAAGAAAACGCATTATCGCAGATAGAACAGGCATTGACTGAGGTAAAGACGGTATGGGCGAGCGTGGAGCCGACAAGGGGCAGGGAGTACCAAGAGGCGCAGCGTATAAGACCGGAATTGACATATAAAATAACAACGCGATACCATAAAGAGATAACGCCGGATATGTACATTAAATTCAAAGACCGCTATTTCAACATTGTTTCAATCATCAACGTAAGGGAGGAAAATGCAATGCTGGAAATTATTTGCACGGAGAAAATTGCAGAAAGATAGCAAAAAAGACGAAAAACATTGAATGATAAGGGATGGTGCGGTATAATGTAAAAAAATTATCCGGGAGGAACGAATATGAAAAACGTTAGCAGTCAGAAAAAGCCGTTATGGAAAAAGTGGTGGTTTTGGGCGTTGGTCGTGGCGGTTTTGATTGGTGGGGTAATAGAATTTACCGAACCGGAAACAGAAGAACCGGCAACGGCGATAGTAGAACCAACAACAGAACCAACAACAGAGAAAAACGAGCAGACAGAAGAACCGACAACGACAGCAGAGCCGATAACAGAACCACAAAAACACATTTACGACAATGTAATCATTAAAGATGTGATGAACGGTTTTCGGTCAGAAAAGATAGGCGAATATTCAATTATAGAAATTAAGTCAGATCAGGTAACGGAAGAAATTCTTGCCGATTGGTATTTTAATTATGTTGAAAAGAACGACTTTAATTGGAATATGATACTTTATACTGATAGAGAAAATGAAGGTATCTATGCAATCACAGGAATTATCAACAAAGATGTGAAGTTTAATATAGATGAATACGGAGATTACAGTTTAGGGGATAGCACAAACGGAATAACATATGTACCAGATAGTGAGAATACATTAAAAGAAATACAGTAAATAAAAGGCATTGTTGCGGAATAACGGCGTAACAATGCCTTTATGCGTTAAAATAGGTGAGAAAATGGCAGAAAGTTTTGAATTTAGTTTTGACGGACTAGAGGAATTTCAACGTGATTTAGAAAAAGCAATCAGAAAAGCACCAGTACAAGCAGAGGAAACGCTGATAGAGTTAGGAAAGGAATTTAAAAAAACTGCCCAAAAAAGGGCAAAATCAGAAACAAAACATATAAAAAGAGAAGGTAATGATAAAAAGTGGGCAATAGAGAAAAGATGGGGACATAAGTTGGTTGACGATGGTTTAGGCGCAACGGTTTTAGTATGGAACAGTGCGCCGCATTTTCATCTGATAGAGAATGGGCATCAACTTGTTAAAGGGGGTCATGTTATCGGTTTTGTGCCGGGAAAGCACATAATGGAAAAAGCGAGGAACGATTACAAAGACATTGTACCAGAACGGTTTGAAAAAATGGTGGACGATATTTTAAAGGGAAGTGATTTAAATTAAATTCGTAACGATAAAAGAAGCAGTTAATAAATTGCTAAAAGGGAGATACCCACCGCCACGATATAAAATCTATGGGAAAGAGATAAAAGAGAATTACAATCCTCCATGCTTTTTCACAGAGATTATAGACGGAGGCAGCGAAGCAGAAACAAAAAATTTCGCAAAAGGCAGATTTACAATCAAAATAACATATTTTCAAAAAGAAAAAAACGAGTTGGATCAGCTCGAAAAGGTGGACGAAATAAAAGACCTTTTCGGGCTGATTTTTTGTGTTGGGAACCGGAAGCTGACAATAGGCGAGTTTTCAAGCGATTACATCGGAGAGTATCAAGACATTTTGCAGATCAGTATTGAAATTGACTACAGGGAAAACACACAAAAAGAAGATACGGAACCGGCGGCACAAGAAATAGGCGTAGATATAACGCAAGGTTAAAGGAGGCTGAAAAATGGGCGCACCAAGTATTGACATTAGTTTTATTGAAAGGGCAACATCAGCGATTGCACGAGGCGACAGGGGCATCGTCATGTTATGGGTAAAGGACACGTTACCGCCGCCCGCAATCAACCCGGCGACGGTGGTTACGGAAAGCGATATACCGGCGGGCTTGTCAGATGTGACGATAGAGCAGGTAAAACTTGCCATGATCGGCTATGTAAACGCACCCAAGAAAGTGCTTGTGCATTGCATGGGGATTGCGGAAGATGCAGAGACGGCGGAAGTTGACGCCGGATATAAAAAAGCGATGGAAGCAGCAGAAACAATCAAGTTTGACTATCTGGCAATCCCGACAGTGGAAACGGATGGAAAAGGGGAAGATGTCGCAGCATGGGTCAAGTCCATGAGGGGAAACAAGAAAAAGAAGATCAAGGCGGTTTTACCGAATGTAGCGGCAGACAATGAAGGAATCATTAACTTTACCACTGAAAAGAGCGTAAAAACGGAAACCGTAACCGGAAAGGATGGTTCAAAAACAACAGTAGACACGATTTATACGTCAGAGCAGTATTGTGCGAGAATCGCCGGACTGATTGCAGGTACGCCTATGACGATTGCCTGCACCTATGCACCGTTACCGGAGTTATCGGATTGCACAAGATTAACGGATAATGACGCGCCGGTAGATAAAGGCGAGTTTATTATTTTCTATGACGGCGAGAAAGTAAAGGCAGTAAGGGGCGTCAACAGTTTCATTACAACAATTGACGGAAAGGGCGACAGCTTTAAAAAGATTAAGATCGTCGAAGCTATGGACATGATAAACGATGATATTGTAAAGACGGCGCAGGATAGTTATTTAGGAAAGTATGCAAACACATACTCCAACAAATGCCTTCTGATAACGGCAATCAGCAGTTATTTTGCGCAGCTAAAGCGCGATGATATTGTAAGCAGCTATTCTGTTGGATTGGATGCAGAGGCAATCCGGATCTATCTGAAAGGGAAAGGGCAGCAGGCAACACTTGACGATGGCACGATAAAGGAAGTTGACGATTGCAGTGATGAAGAAATTATTACGGCAAACACCGGCGCAAGCGTATTTTTGACCGGAAATGCAAAAATATTAGACGCAATAGAAGATATTAAGATGCCTATTTACATTTAAGAAGGGAGGTAACAGAATATGCCACAGCAATTTAGTCCAGAACAGGTTATCAACGGATCATGGGGGGAGGCTTGGCTTGACGGTGAATATCTGGCTCAGGTAACGGCATTAAAGGCGGAAGTTACGCCGAAGAAAACGGCTATCGCAATGGTGCAGAGGTTGAACGAAGGGCAGAAAATGACCGGGCTGGAGCTGAAAGGGGAAATAAAGCTGCATAAAATAAACAGCGTGATCATGAAAAAAATGAGTGAGTGTTTCAAGCGGGGCAAGATGATGACCTGCACGATTATATCAAACGTGCAGGATCCGGACGCCTTAGGCGGGGAGCGCGTAGCTTTATATGGATGCCTGTTTGACAAGCTGACACTTGCGGATTGGGAAGCGGGGAAAATGGGAGAAGAAAGCTACAGTTTCACATTTGAGAACTGGGAAATATTGAACAGCATTTAACTAAGAGGCAGAGGGTGCATATGCACCCTTATTTTTATGTAAAGGAGAAAAAGAAATGAATTTAGTTGAAAGATTGTTAGCGGTAGACAAGGGCGAATTTGACAAGATAGAGAGAAAGGAGATTCCAAGCAGGCAGTTATCAAAACTTTTGGGCGAGGATGCAAGCGTGACAATACAGGCAGTGGACGGCGATCTTTTCGGTGCATTATCTGCAAGTGGATTAGATGATAGCGGGGAGGTTGATTATGGAATGGCATTCAGCACAAATGCCAAGATTGCAGCTGCAGGAATCGTGAACCCAAACCTAAAGGATGATTCGTTGTTGAAGCATGTAGGAGCAGCGACGCCGGCAGATGCAGCAAAAAAGATTTTTAAAGGCGAAATCAACAAGATTGCGGAAGAAGTCTCGAAGCTAAGCGGATTCAAAAACGAGGAAACAACGGATAAAGAAGTAAAAAACTAATCAAAAGCGATAGGGAGGTAAACATGGATTACCTGCACTATCGCTTTAAAAATTGGAAACCTTTTGAATACATGAGCCTGCCGGAAGGACAAAAGCGCATAGCGCGGGCGTATATGCGGCAGGAAATGAGGGATAAAGTGGAAGAAAACAAAGCAATCGGAGGTGGCTGATGTGGGCAGGGTTATCAGCACGGCGCTGCAATTCATTGATGGATTCACAAGACCGTCGCAGGAAGTGATAAGAAGCGCGCAGCGAATGGGGCGGGAGCTTCAAAAAGCAGGCAGGGATATACAAAAAGCGGGAAAAACAATCTCAAGTGTCGGATCAGCCTCAACAAAGTCAATTACCCTTCCGATTGCGGGAGTAGCAACAGCCGCTCTGAATATGAGCAACGATTTTGAAAACGCTATGGCAAAAGTTGGAACCATTGCAGATACACAAGCAGCACCGATTGAGGCGTTAAAAAAGCAGGTGATTGATCTTTCTAATGCTGTGGGAATAGGGGTTACAGACATAGCGGAAGCACAGTACCAAGCGATTTCAGCCGGAGTAGATACGGCGGCAAGCGTTGATTTTGTGGGAGTGGCGGTAAAAGCCGCAAAAGGCGGCTTTACAGATACCACAACGGCAGTAGACGGCTTAACAACAGTGCTGAATGCGTATGGGTTAGAGGCAGGCAAGGCGGCGGAAATAAGCGATCAAATGCTGCTTGCGCAAAATTTCGGAAAAACATCTTTCGGAGACATGGCGAGCAGCATGGGAAAAGTAATACCAATTGCATCAAGCCTTAATGTTTCGACAGAAGAATTATTTGGCAGCGTTGCGGTGCTGACAAAGAACGGAATCGCCACAAGCGAGGCAGTAACCGGATTAAAGGCGGCATACAGCAATATATTAAAACCGTCGTCAGACGCAAGCAAAACAGCGCAGCAGTTAGGGTTAGATTTTTCATCAGCACATTTACAAAGCGTGGGGTGGGCTAAATTCTTAGACGAAATCAAGGAAAAGACGGGCGGCAACACCGAAACGATGGCAAAACTTTTTGGTTCGACCGAGGCGTTAAACAGCGTTACGGTATTAGCGGGAAAAGGTTCCGCTGATTTTGCTAAAGTATTAGGGCAAATGGGCGATGCGACTGGAATGACACAAACGGCGTATGAAAAGATGCTGACGCCAACGGAACGCATGAACATATCGTTCAATAAAATTAAAAATTCTTTAATACAATTCGGGGCGGCATTGACACCAGTGTTTGATAAAGTCGCCGAGATTATCGGAGCGGTCGGTGACAAGTTAAACAGCTTGAGTGAAGATCAGGTAAATACGATTGTAAAGTTTGCAGGAATTGCGGCGGCGATTGGTCCCGCAATAATGATTTTCGGAAAAGTGGTTACAACAGTTGGAACAGTACAAAAAACATTCGGAAGCGCAGTCCAGATATTTGGGAAATTTAAAGGCGCAATCGGCTTGATCACAAGCCCTGCGGGAATCGTGATCGGGGCACTGGCAGCAATCGCATTAGCGGCATTTCTGATTATAAAGAACTGGGATCAAGTCAAGGGATTTTTACAGGGTGTCGGAGACTGGTTTAAAAATGCGTTTGAAAAGGCGGGCTTTTCGGTTGAGGGATTCAAAAACAAATTCAAATCAATCGGGGACACGGTCGGCAGAATAGCGGATAAGATTGGCGGATTTTGCGAAGCAGTAGCGGGAATCTTCAAGAAAGAATTCGCAGGCGATATAAAAGCGGGCGCGGCAGAGGCGGGCGGCATACTGGAAACGCTTGTAGGCGGTACGGTGGCAGCATTTGACGGAATTGTAACGGCAGTCGACAAAGGGCTGCAGGTATTTGATGCGCTGTTAGATTTCTTTACCGGTGCATTTTCCGGCAATTGGGACAGCGCGGCACAGGGATTCAAGAATAGCTTAAAAAACATCTTTCCACCGGATATAGCGGCGGGACTGACAAAGGCTTTTGATACGGCATTGCCGGTAATAAAAGCGGTCGTATCGGGAGTTAAGTCAATGTTTGGCGGGCTTATACAGGATGTAAAGAAAATATTCGGTAGCATAGGGACGGTATTCAAGGGCGTCGGGGAGATGCTGAAAGGGATATTCAGCGGAGACGCAGAAACCGCCCTGAAAGGGTTCCAGACGGCAGCGGGCGGCATCGTAGACACCATAGGCGGCATATTTAAGGCAAAGATAAACGCAATCAAGAACTTTGTCGTGGGCGCTTTTTCGAAATTTCTGCCGGAGGGCGTTGTAAACAAGATTGCGGGCGTGTTTGATGCAATCGTGGGCGCATGGGATATTGCAATCGGTGCCGCGAAAGGCTTAATCAGCGGTTTTGTAGAGGCGGTAAAACCGCTGTTCGAGAATATAAAGACCATTTTCAAGGGCGTAGGTCAGTTTGTCAAAGGGGTGTTTACTGGCGACTGGAAAGGCGCGCTGAATGGGCTAAAAACCATTGCGGGCGGTGCATTGTCCGGCTTGGTAAACATCATAAAAGCACCGTTTAAGGTGATAGGCAACACCATAAAAGGCGCAGTAAATGCCTTTAAAAACCTAAATATCGTAAAAAGCATTTTCAACGCACTCGGAAACGCGATCAAGAACGTGCTGACAAAATGCGGCGTCGACATGAAAAAATTCAGTGCAAATATAAGCAACATCAAAGCAAGGGTCGGCAGCATCATAAACGGATTAAAGACGATATTTGGAACCGTGTTTAACGCAATCGGAAAAGTGGTCAGGACGGTAGCAAGCGTCATAGCTGGTATTTTCGGCGAAAAAGTGAGCAGCACCTGCAGCACGGTGGGCGCAGTGATAACGGCGCTTAAAGCGGTGGTGGGTACGGCGTTTAGCTTCATTGCCGGGATCATACAAAAAGTGATGTCGGTAATCGTGCCGGTTGTAAAGGTTGCATTCTCAACAATCGGGGGTGCGATTTCGGCAGCGGTAAACAGCATAACTTCGATCATAAGCGGGGTAATGACGGTTTTTGACGGCATCATAACATTTATTTCGGGCGTGTTCACCGGAAACTGGTCAAAGGCATGGGATGGCATAAAAACAATATTCAAAGGCGTATTTGAAAGCCTTGTCGCATTGGTCAAAACACCGATTAACGCTGTGATCGGGCTTATAAACGGGGCGATTTCCGGCATTAACAAGCTGGGATTGACAATCCCGGACTGGGTTCCGGTTATCGGCGGGAAATCGTTCTCAATCAACATACCGACAATACCGATGCTATACAAAGGAACGAATAATTGGCAGGGCGGCGCAGCAGTGATCCATGACCGCGGGGGCGAGATTGTAGACCTGCCGAGAGGTTCTAGGGTATACCCACACGATAAAAGCATAGAAATGGCGCGGAAAGAGGGCGCAAGAAGCGGAACCGGATCCATACAGATCACAATCCAGAAATTGGCAGACAAAATAGAAGTGCGCAGCGATGAAGATATAGACCGCATAGCGGAGGCATTGGCGTATAAGTTAAAGAAAACAGCGCTTAATATCGGAACGGCATAAGGAGGCAGAAAATTGCAGATTTGGTTAAAGCAGGGCAAGACAAAATTCCGGTTCGCAGTCCTGCCATCAGAATATGAAGTAACAAGCGAAAGCAATAACACGCAGGTAGTTATCAATTCATTGGGCGAAGTAAATCTGTTAGGGAAAAGGAAATTGAAAAATATTTCCTTTTCCTCTTTTTTCCCAAAACAGAAATATAACTTTTGCGAGTATACGACCTTTCCCACACCAAAGCAAAGCGTAAAGCTGATTGAGAAAATGAAAAATAAAGGCATTGTGCGCCTTACAATGACCGGGACGCCGGTCAATATGAATTGTACGATAGAAAGTTTCACATGGGGCGAAAATGATGGGACGAAAGATATAAATTTCACGATTGAATTTAAGGAATACAGGAAAGTAAAGGTGAAAAAAACAAAGGTAAAGGAGTTAGTTGTAAAGACGGTAGTGCCTGCTGATACGCAGAGGGAGGCAAAGGAAGTAAGCAGCACCACATACACCGTAGTCGCAGGTGATAATCTGAGCAAAATCGCAAAAAACCTAACCGGCAGCAGTGCGAACTGGCAGGCGATTTACAATCAAAACAAAGGGGTAATAGGCGATAATCCAAACCTAATATATCCCGGTCAACAGTTGGTGATCAATGTATGAAAATAAAATGGATCAGGCGTAAAAACGGATACACGTACAGAACTGACATAACGCAGGCGGTATCAAGCGTCACATGGGGCGGATCCGTATCACAGGCGGCACGCGCTGCTGAGATAGCGGTAATCCATGCGCCCAATGATAAGAACGTGAAAAAATTAAAACTGAATATCGGGGCAGGGGAAGTGATAAAGCTGTACGAGAATGGCGAACTGATATTTTTCGGCGAGGTACAAAGCGCAAGGAAAACAAGCGAAACTGGAACTATAACATATACTTGCTATGATTTATTGAACCACCTGCTTAAAAGCACCGGAGTTTATAATTTTTCAGATACGACAGCGGAGAGGATTGCGAAAAAAGTATGCGCGGATTTGCAGGTTGAAACCGGCAGCATAGCGGAGACAAAGGCAACGATTAAAAAAATGATCATAGACGGCGACACGTTCTATGACATTATCATGAAAGCCTATACAAAGGCGGCAGAGCAGACCGGAAAGAAATATATATGCCGCATGAAGGGATCCAGACTGTCAGTAGAGGAAAAAGGGACAAAAGTAAAAAATTTCGTACTTGCAGAGGGATATAACATAACCAATGCCGAGTATGAGGAAACAATAGAAAACATGGTAAACACAGTAAAGATTTACGATGAAAAGGGGGAGCAGGTCGGGGAAGTAAAAAACGATAAGTGGATTGAAAAATATGGAATCTATCAGCAGATTTATAAAAAGGAAAGTGGCATAAACGAAAACACGGCAGCTAAGAGCATACTGCAGGGAGTAGAAAAGCGGGTAATGATTGACGGGATAAACGGAGATCTAAAGTGCATCGCCGGAAATGGGGTAGAGGTTTACGATAAGGCAACCGGCTTAAATGGGCTTTTCTGGATTGACAGTGACACGCACACTTGGGAAAACGGCGTCCATATTATGAATCTGGAATTAAATTTTAAAAATGTCATGGACAGCAAGGAATACGAGGAAACGGAAGAACAGGAGGCGCAGGAATGAACCCATACGAGGAAATATTATCAGTGATGAGAAACGAGGGCAGCAAAGACAACACTGCGCCGATCCAGATAGGGGAAATGACTGGCGCGGAAAGCTGCAGGATCGGAAAACTGACATTATCGGGCGGCGATCTGCTGATAGCCGAACACCTGAAAACTGGATATCATTACGCAGTCTACAATGATGAGCCATCCAAGAAAGACGTGAATACATTTGCCCCGCCTTTAAAAAGCGGCGATAAAGTGGCGGTTTACCGGGTGAGCGATGAACGCTATATCATATTGGAAAGGTTGGTGTAAAGATGGGATTGCTACCGGCATACATAGAGGACGATGAAGAATTAGCGGAGCTGGCAGAGGAAAGAAAAACCCCGAAGGAATACGGCATAGATTTTAAAACCGGGCAGTTGACCGGCGGAATGGTGGAAGGGATAGAAGCTATAAAGGTCTGGATATGGCTGGCGATACGAACCCCGCGTTACCGGCATTATATATACACATGGGATTATGGAAGTGAATTTGAAGAGCTGATCGGGCAGGGATATACCGAGGAATACATAGAGGCGGAGGCGCAGCGAATGACGGAGGATTGCCTGCTTGTTAACGAGGACATACAAGGCATAACTGATTTTTCGATAAATATGGAGGGCGGCAGTTTAACAATCAGCTTTGCGGCAAACACCATATACGGCGACATAGAGTTTATAGACGAAGCAATATAAAAAACAGCGCAAGGAGGCGGCAAAATGCTATTTGAGGAAAAGACGCAGAATAATATCATGGCTGATCTTATCGCAACGGTAGATAGCGACATAAGCACGGAGGAGGGGACGCTGATTGATCATTCATTCAGAGGCGCAGCCGCAGAATTTGAGCAGGCATATATAGGATTGGGGTTGATAGAGCAAAACGGTTATGCAGAAACGGCAGACAGGGAGCATTTGATCCTCCGCGCAAAGGAAAGGGGCATAACGCCGCTTGAGGCATCAAACGCACTATGGAAAGCATCATTCAATACCGATATTCCGTTAAATGCGCGGTTTTCTGCCGGGGAATTAACCTATATATGCACAGAGAAGAAAGAAGATCAGACATACCGGCTTATGTGCGAGCAGTCAGGGACTATCGGAAACACGAAGCAGGGGGAACTGGCACCGATTGAATATATAGACGGTTACGACACCGGGGAATTAACGGAATTGATAACACCTGCGCGCGATGAGGAGAAAACAGAGGATTTCCGCGCGCGATATCTTTCAACCGTGACGGCGGCGCAGGCATTCGGCGGCAACCGGGCATGGTATAAACAGGCAATGCATGAAATACCGGGAGTTGGAGCCTGCAAAATTTACAGGGCGACAAAAGAAGAAAGACGGATAAAAATATATTTCCTTAACAGCCTTTACCAGAAACCAAGTGATTCCCTTGCGGCAGATGTACAGGAAATCATTGATCCGATTGGAAAGCAGGGAGAAGGGGAAGGCAAGGCGGCTTGGTTCCACGTTGTAGATATATGTCCATGCGCACAGGAAGCGGTAAACATAGAAACAGAAATAACGATAGATTCTGGTTACGCGTCAGAGGATGTACTGACAGGCGCGCAGGCAAAATTAGACGGATACTATTTGGAGCTTGCAAAAAGTTGGGAAAATGAGGAATATCTGACAGTAAGGATCTTAAAAGTAAATGCGGCAATCGCAAGCGTGGAAGGCGTTATTGACGTGCAGAATACGGCATTGAACGGGAAAGAGGAAAATCTGCTGTTGGATCCAAATGCAATACCGGTCAGGGGGGAAATCGTATGCAGGGAATAATCAACCACTATCCTCCGGTGCTGAAACAGATCAAGGAAATGCAGCAGATTGCAAGAGCGGAGGATGCGGAGTTTGAAAAATTAAAAAAGCAGATATCCGAGGTCATACAGAATATGTTTATATTTACCGCAAACGAGGCAGGAATAAGCAGATTTGAAAGAATCATAGGAATAACGCCGAAAGCGGCGCAGAGCCTAGATGAAAGGAAAGCATACATTTTCTATATGATGAACCGCCGGAAGATGAGCTTATCAGAACTAAATGCGTTGCTATCCGGTTATTCAAAGAATATTGAATTAAAGCCAATATACAGCAATAATGAATTGGTCGTACTGATTGATGATGTGGCAGGCAGCTTAGAAATGGTATATGAAATTTTAGATAGTCTTTTGCCATTGGACACATGCATTACAATGCAAATACCGGTCAAAGGATCGGCAGACATATACACAGGGATACGGCTTGCGGGAAGCCGTAAAAAAATCAAGACTGAGGTGAAAAATTATGGCATGGAATGAAGCGGTTGTAACGAACCAAGGTATGAATTTATTATCAAAAGCATTTATAAACGGAAATATTGTTATCACAAAGGCAATCGGTAGTGAGAGCTACACGGATCCAGTGTCATTACTGGCGCAGACGCAGATCAGCGAACCGAACCACGCATTGCAGATAGCAAAGATCGACATAATTGACAACGCCATAGCGGTTGACGTGCGCATACAAAATAACGGGCTTGCCACATCCTATATATTGCGGAAGGTTGGGCTTTTTGCAAAACTCGCAGGGTCTGACGAAGAGATTCTTTTTGCGGTGATACAAGACAGGGACGGCGAATTGATACCGGGCGAATCGGAAAACAAAGAATTCTTAGTGGAATTTATTTTTGCCATACCGGTAAGCAATGCAGACAAGATAAGCGTTGACATCACTCCTAACACATTCGCATTAGAAGAGGATCTGCAGAGGCACACGACCGATAAAGTGATGCATATCACTGCCGGGGAACGGAAGGGATGGGATGACAAGGCGGAAAAAGACCATAGCCATTCCGAAGCCACCGATACGGAGGCGGGATTTCTTGCGGCGGCGGACAAGGAAAAATTGGACGGCATAGAAGAGGGTGCAAACAAGTACAGCCATCCAGACACGCACCATGCGGACATTATCACGCAGGATAGCACGCATCGGTTTGTAACGGACGCTGAAAAAAGTGGATGGAACAAATCTTTAGAATCAGCAAAAGACTACGCAAATGACATATACCAGCAGGCAGCAGGGTACACAGACCAAAAGGTGGCTGATCTAATCGGTGGTGCGCCGGAAACGCTGGACACTTTGAAAGAGGTGGCGGATGCCATAGAGGAAAACAAGGACGTTGTTACAGCGTTAGATGCAGCCATAGGAACAAAAGCGAACCAGACGGAATTAGACACCCACACCGGGAATGGCACAATTCACGTAACGGCAACGGAAAAAGAAAAGTGGGATCATATGGCAGATGATATTTCTGATAGTACAGCAACATTTGTAAGTGAGGATAATTCTACCAACCCCAGTAGTTACATGGTGAGTTTTTCCCTTTTAAAAAGCCCTATGAAACTTAAGGACATACTTTATAATGTGTCAGCAGTGTTTAAAAATATGAGATATGTATGGGGTAGATTAACATACACACCTTTAAATACTACGGCTGTTTTTACTGCATCATTACCAAATGGCGTAGTATGTAATAACATATGTAAATGGGGCGGTTCACTAAATCTTTTTTTTGCTATATCAACAACTTATACTTCTTCTAATATTTCTTTAACTCTAAGAAGTGCATATAAACCTTATTTTACTGTGTTAGGAGTATATAGCACTACTTCGGTGGAGGATTATAATAAAATCATAAAACATGCAATGATATCTAGTGCAGGTGGTTTGACTATTAACTTAGGCACCTCTGCCAGAAGTGAAACAGCATATGTTAATTTTAACTATCCAGTAGGATTTTAAGGCTTTTGCTTATTTAGAGCCGGGCGGAGGAATCCGTCTGGCTTTTACAATATAGATGGAGGGGGGCGAGGGCAGGGAGCATATAAAAATAATGGAACAGCATTAAAATATGTACAAAATGCTGTAGAAACGGTTTTACACCACAATGAACCAACGCGGTGTAAGCCAAAGCAAAGAAAAGCCGATAGGCTTTATTTTTTTACAAGAAAAGGAGGCTCATGTATGAAGGATTTTTTTGCAGCAATGAGGGCGCCGGACACGGTAGGTTTGAGCGTATCGGCAATTTTTACAGCGGCAGCGGCGGCATTGGGAAAGATACCGGTAATTCTAATCTTATTTATGGCGGCGGTTGTGATTGATTATGCAACCGGCTGGATCAAAGCAAAGTATTTTTTGAGGGATTGGAATTCAAAAACCGGCTTGCAGGGAATTATCAAGAAACTTATGTATTTCGTGATGATTGGAACCGCCTTTTTAATCGGGTGGGGCATTAAGGAAATGGGAGCAGGCGCAGGAATCAGCTTAGATTTTGCGATGCTGATTGGGTGGTATGTTACCGCCGTTATGCTTGTGAATGAGTTTACAAGCATTTTAGAAAACCTTTATGTGATCATGCCGGAGAAAGTTCCGGTCTGGCTGATAAAGACGTTAAAGATTGCGGATGAAAAGATTGGGGGAAAGATCAATGATTTGGTCTGCAAGAACCAGAATTGCGAAAAGTGCGAGTTAAGAGGACGCTGCAACCTGAAAAAAGAAGGAGGAACATTATGACAGAGAAACAGTTAAGGGAAAAAGCAGTTAATACCGCAAAAGCGTGGGAAAGCTGCAAAGAGAGCAACGGCACACACAAGCAGATTATTGACGTTTACAATTCGGTAAAGCCCCTGCCGCGTGGATATACGGTAAAATATAATGATAAATGGTGCGCTACTTTTGTCAGCGCGGTAGGAATCGCGGCGGGATTATCTGCAATTATCCCGCGTGAATGCGGGTGTGGCAACATGATTGACCTATACAAAGCTGCAGGGCGTTGGCAGGAAAATGACGCGTATGTGCCGGACATGGGGGACGTGATTTTTTACGATTGGCAGGATACTGGAAAAGGCGACAATACCGGTTATCCAGATCATGTAGGGATAGTATGTGGCATCTCAGGCAGCACGATCAAGGTAATCGAGGGAAATAAAAATAATGCAGTAGGATACCGCGAACTGCAGGTAAACGGCAGGTATATCAGAGGTTACGGGTTGCCGGACTATGCGAGCATGGCAACAGTGGCAGAACCGGAAAAACCGGCAGCACCGGCGAAAAAGAGCGTTGCGGAAGTGGCGCAGGAAGTGAGAGCAGGTATATGGGGCAACAGCCCCGAAAGAAAGCAGCGTTTAGAGGCGGCGGGCTATAATTATGCGGAAGTGCAGGCGGCGGTTAATGCGCTTACGGATGTATCCATGCCGGCAACATATACCGTAAGATGCGGTGATACATTGAGCGCAATCGCAAAGAAATACAACACAACGGTTGCCGCCCTTGTGAAGCTGAACAATATCAAAAATGCCAACATTATCAATGTGGGGCAGGTCTTAAAATTGAGATAGGAGGCGCGCATGGCAGAGAATAAGGAAAGTAAGACGACAGGAGAGGCGCAGGAGTTATTAAAAAAGGAAAAGTCATATAAAGTCACCTGCGGAACATTTAAAGCCCGAAATGAGGCACTACAGAGGGCAGCAGAGGCAAGAAGGGCGGGCGTAAATGTATTGCTTGCAATCAGGAAAACAGAGTATAGCCTGCTTTATGCAGAGGGCATGACAAAAGCAGAGGCAGAGGCGGCAAAGAAGGCAATCGAGGCGAAAAAGGTAAAAGCCGAGGTTTCCGAGCAATAAAGAGAATGTAATTGTAATGTTGGGGTATGGCGTGGGCTATACCCCTTTATTTTTGTGCATAAAATTGGAAAAAATATAAAAAAACGTTGACATAATACCCGAAAGGGTATATAATATAAAACATAGAGAGGAGAAAAAAGAAAAATAAGTGTAAAGCACTGGAAAGGAGATAAGGCAATGGGGAAGAAAAAGAAACATAAGAAAAAGCCTATCAAATGGCAAGATTTGGCAATCGGTGCACTGATAGACTTAATCATAGGAACAACCCTAATCTTAATAGATAAGTTGTTAGGCTAAAAGCCGAGGCGGGCGAAAGCCCGCCGCCTAAACAAAATATATCATAAACCCAAAGCCAAGTAAAGCGTATGATTTTAAAATTAGGAATTTTCTTAATAGTGGTTGGTGTGGCGAAATTGTGTGCTGCCCTTATAATAAGGGCGCACCAACGGAAGAAGGGGGCAAAATGAACATTAACGAAAATATCAAAAATGCAAGGAAGGCAGCAGGTATTACACAAAAAGAATTAGCGGAAGTGCTTGGAGTGTATCAGAAGGACATTAGCCGATGGGAGAACGGAGAACGGACACCGAGCATAGAGACTTTTGCTAATATCTGCAAAGCATTAAAGACATCGGCTGATACACTATTAGAACTCGAAAAAGATTAAACGCATGAGAAGCGATATAATCATCAAAAGAACGGAGGGAAAAGAAATATGTTTAATACAATCATTTTGAAAAAAGGGTACGCAAATTTAACAAGCAGGGAATACAAAAGATTTTCAAAAGGAGATACAATTTTCGGCATTGATAGTAACCCCGAAGAACTGCAAAGGTGGAGCATTGAACAGGAACAGGACGCAAAAGCGGAGCTTGCAAAACATAATTGTACGTATTCCAGCGGATATGTTTGGGACATCGAAGAATATGCCCTTGAATATTGCGAATGTGACGAGGATGGCGAGTTTGTGGAAGGTTCAGATTTTGACCTTGCAAGAGAAGCATAAATTAGTATACTGCATACGCTATAACAATTAGGATGACCCAATGGGGCTCTAAATTTCTCGCAGACCGCGGCTATTCCGCAATCGAAATTCTACGCTATTATTACGGAAGCAGTATGTTTATCAACACCGCCGAAGAGATCAGCGGGGTGCCGGCGTCCTTCCCGGGAGACCTGCAAGTTGGCTCTCAGGGGGCGAAGGTACGTCAGATGCAGGAGCAGTTAAACAGAATAGCGCAGAGTTATCCGGCATTGCCGACGATACGGGCAGATGGTATCTATGGACCGGCAACTAGGGCGGCAGTTGAAGAATTTCAGAGGATATTTGGAATTCCGGTAACAGGAACTGTAGATTTTAGGACGTGGTATCGGATATCCGAGATATATGTTGCAGTATCAAGAATTGCAGAACTGGTTTAG